TCGTCTTTCTGTTAATTATCCCTTTATATCCCATTTCATTTTACTTGTCAAATCTTTTTTTATTTTATTTTGGCAAACAACTCTGCTGGGACTTGTGTACCATTCCTTATACTATACCAGAGCCATGCTCGGCATCCGCAATGCAATGGAGATGGAGACTCATGGTGTCCACGGCACTGTTGTCCAATCAATCTTCCATAACCAACCTGTGATCCATGCAACTCCCACTCCAGTTACCAGCAGGGTGTGCTGCGGGGCTATCACTAAGAGTATCAGCCAGGCGAAGAATGCAGCGCCAATGTAATGGAGAATCATGCTGCTACCTCAATCATCTCCTGCATCCTCTGCCACTCTGTTGGCCATGAGTTCCCAGGCTGCAGCTCCAGCTTAGCACCGTCCATCCAGTCCATGAACCAGTATTCCAAGCGATGTAGTTCCTTGTGTTCGTTAACGTATCCACGAAGCTCGTCGCTGGGCCCGCCCCAGGAGAACTGCCAACGCCAGTATCCCTCCAACTGGTCGGTGAATGTATGCGGTTCTACGTAGTCGAATCCGAGTCCTTCAAACTCAGGGTCTTGCAAATCTTCTTGCCTCTGCTGCCATTGTTCATCTATGCGCTCCTTGCACGTCTTCTCGTAATCCTTCTTCAATGCTTCAGTCATAATTCTACCTTTCTTTGATACTTATATAGTCCCATCTTATTAGATAGTCAAGAGCTAATGAAACTTTTGTTCCACACGAATCCTTCGCACGGTGTGCCGTCCACTATCCTTACTACTTATGTAACGGTAAGTAACGGTTGACAATGGAGATGGAGATCCTGGTGAGCTGCACCAGCAGCTGGGAACTTTCTACATGTAACGGGAAGTAACGGTTGACAATGCGGAATGGAGATGCAGATGGCACCAGCGTCTGCTGCGTCCCGCACCAGTCCAAAATACTACTGTTGTGCTGGAGCTTCGGGCTTCGGCAATGGAGAATGGAGAAGGATCTCTGCCACCTGCTGCCAGGGATGCGGAACCTGGTCCATGTTTATCACCCAGTGATGCGCGGGAAGACGGGCAATGGAGCCAATGGAGAGGGCAGTGCATCCAGGAAAAATGTAGAGTAAGGTAGGGGCGAGGGCCTTGGCCATAATAAAGTTACGACCACCATGCAAACTATGGCTAAAATTCCATGATTTTTGAAAAGGCGAAAGCAGAATCTTGTTACTCCGAATTACTTTCAACTCCACCCAAATCGATATCCCGTCAGAGATTCCATAACAATCTGGTACACCTTGTGCTACCCTATTTTCAAACCTAGTCCAATGTATATTTGGTAAGTTCTCTTTTACTTCTTTCCAAAATTTTGACTCTGGTTTCAATTAACAAGCCACTTAAATATAAACAGCAAAAACAAAATCAGATACAAAGACTTCAACCCAGTAAAGGCAAACAAAGTAAAAAAGAATCCTGTCCAACTCCAACCACATTTTATAATTGGCTTACCAGGTAATTCATCTATTGGTATAGCCTGTTTTCTCACGGCTGTAATTTCATTAACTCTTGCAACTTGTTAAACCATAATAAACGAAACTCAAAATTATCTGCTCTGATCATAGCTTGTTGTAACCAACCGACACGACTCCAAAACAATTGCTCTGTCATAGGAAGTGGTGTGTACTCCGTTAGTGGATACACACCATCAAAGATGTGAGTGTAATCGTAATTCTTACCCATCTTGATTTGCTCCTTCACTACCCTTGTCTTGCTGTTCAAGATATGAATCAATCATGTTAGCTATAAACCTAAACTCATCTTCTGGAGTCTGACCAGTATTGTTCCAATCAATTTTACCATTGGTCTTACAAATACCAGAAATAGTTTGTAACATTTTTACAGGGCTCATAACTCCCTCTCTATAATTTGTCATTTTCTATCATTCTCCTTAACATTAATTAGTAACTCAACAGTTTTATCAGACCAACCACCAGTAACAGTTTCAAACCATTGATCTAACAAAGGCACTAACTTTTTCAATTCAATACCGTCAATACCGTCAAGACTATCCAATATACAATTCTTTTTATCTTTACCATTAGTCCACTTTGTACCAATGTTATTCACTACATATTTATCTACATGCATAACTTCCTCTCTTTCTATAATCTATATACTCCCAACTATTTAGATAGTCAAGATTTATTTTCTATTTCTTTCAACTCTTCAAACGTAGTTTCAATACTATATTGTTTCTTTAAATCTAAAATCTTCTGTTCAACCTCATCTCTCGACATCGAATCAATAGTTCCAGTCAGTATCTCTTTCTTATCAACATACAAACCCGCTATCTGCCCACGCCTGGTCTCTGCAGCTACGGCAGCATTATAATTACCAGCAGAAGAAGCAGCATCTCTGATCCTTGCCAATGTAGATAAAGAACGTTCCTGACTACACTTGTACCTATCAGCAATAGCTCTTCTTTCAGCTTCGATTGCACCTGCAACTAATGGGAACTTCTCTGGGTTTTGCAACTCTGCAGCTCTCACGACAGCAGAACCAGCTGCATATCCTGCTTCAATTGCACATTGCCTGCCTGTTTTCAAACCTTCGGAATGCACAAGTAAGAGAATAAATTTTCTTTGTTTACCTGTTATTTTTGGATTGAACAGGTCGTCAGAGAAAGCCTGTGGTATTACAATATCTTTGTTTTCTTCCATAATGCACCTTTTTTATAGATGTTTATTTTAATATAGCGAAAAATTTTACAAAAAGCTAGGATTTGCGAGTTATTTTAACAAAAGGGTACTTGTAGATAATGTAGAAGTACCCTAGAAGTACCCTAAAAAGGTAGGAAATACAAGGGAAGTTACTTGGTTACCTAGGATACCTCAATGTGAAATAGACCACATAGGGTATAACTCATACGTAACATCTATACAAACGTGTATTTATGAAAAGAATTTAGGATCATCACGCACTAATCGTAGCGCTTTATCCAATGCTTCTCTACCCTCAGTAACTATTTGTTCCCATTCGTTTGGCGTATAGGTTCTGTTAAATTTAGGGTTGAAGAACTCCACATGGAAGTTCGGGCATTTATTACACTTTTTTACTGTTCTTATTGGGCTGCTTGGTAGTGTTGTGTACATAGCGTTTTATCCTTTGTAATGGAAAAAGCACCACATTCTCGGGCAAATTTTTCTTAAAATAAATGGAGTCCATTATCTGCATATGTTTAATGCGTTCATACTGGTTGGTCCGTGATGCGAGGATCGTGTCTAACAAATCTCTCTGCTTTAATATTTCTTCGTGACTACTCATACTATCCTTTCCTTGTATGTGCCCCGTACGGTGAAAACCTTAACAGGGCACTTCTCGGGAGTGAAAAATGAAAAAATATTTCTCGCCCCGAAAGATAATATAAATTTACGACTTACGCAACTAAAAAGGTGGCTCTTGACCGTTACTTACCGTTACAATGGGCTTACTTTGGATAAATTTTGTAGTTTTTAAAGCCATCACCTTCTTCAACTTCAAGCGGTGGTCCGAAATACACGCTAGCAGCTCCGTGTCCATCATCCCAAGTTTGTTTAAAGTGTTCATCATCCTTAACTTCGCCCTGCGAGTTACATACTTTGCATTGTTCAATGCTTCGTTCTCCTTCCCAGCTTAGCCTTAGATATCCATTCCCTTTGCAATTGAAACATATCATGTTCTTCTCCTTTCTCATTTACAACAGTGCCACCCACATTCTTTGTTGTCAGATAATAAATTTCACCGTATCTTCTTCTTATTATATTTTCAATTTTATGTAGCCTGATACGAACCAAGTATTCATCCCTGGTCCGTGGATCACGCTTCGCTTTCTTATTTAACTTAAACATCTCATTTGTAAGACGTTGTATCAAACTAAGTTTTGGCATCAATCTTTCTCTTTCTCACTTCTTGTTTTACTAAATATGTTATTTCCATACCTGCTGACCTATCGTCTAATGCAGCAAGCTTTAATTCCCCTCTCTCTTTTCTCTTCCCTTTT